CCCTGGCCGCTACTGCTCCTGGCAAAATCCTGTGGCTCAACTTCGATCCTGATGGCACTGACTCACTCACATCGTTCGGTGAGGACAAGATCCTTGTCATGGATATGGCTCAGCAACCTGCATCATTCGTTGAGGAGTTCAAGACTGAGCAGATGCTAGGATTGGACAAGTTCCTACGTCTCCACCCTGAGATACAGACTGTGGTGTTCGATTCACTCACCACATTCGGCGACAAAGCATTGATCCATGGTGTGTACAAGGCATCGCAGTCTAAGAAGGGTGCGAAGTCTACACTTGAAGACCCAGGCCGTGACGGCTATGGACACAAGAACTCGTACGTCCGACTCGCGGTGAAGAACCTGCTCTACATCACTAAGAAGCACGACCGCAACGTGATCTTCATCGCTCACGAAGGCGTACCTGAGAAGAACGACGAAGGTGTTGTCATGATGATCTCTATCATGTTGGGATCGTCACTCGTCAAGCAGGTGCCAGTCGATCTGTCTGAGATATGGGCGATGGAAGACACTGGTAAGTACCGACGCATCGCTGTTCGTGCGTGTCGTCTAAGACGTCCCATGAAGACCAGGATGTTCATCTCATCGAAAGACGCTGAGTTCAAGTGGGAGTTCAACAGCGACACTCAAGAAGGAGAAGGCATCGAGGATTGGTACAACGCATGGATGGAAAACGGACGCAAGAAGATAGCCCTCCCTTCCTAGTGGGAGGTCACGACTTCGATAGCTACACTCAGATGTGCAGGCGTTGTAAGGCTGGCATGTCGTCATGGTATCAGTTCGGTGATGTGTGCAAAGGCACATCGATCTATCACACACAACAGGAGTCCAACACTATGAATCCATCAGCAGCTATCTTCATCGCTAGTGACAAGGCACGTGCAGTCAAGTGTCAGTACGTTGGTGAGTCCGATGCCAAGCGTGAAGCCGAGATGCGTGGCTACACGTTCAAGACCATGGACCAGACGCTTACCAAAGGTGACATCGTTGTCGTCCCCACTGGCACGCGCCATGGCTTCACGTGTGTCAAGATCATCGATGTCAACGTCCCCATCGATACGCAAGGTTCGATTGAGTACAAGTGGATCGTTGGTAAGGTCGATCTCGAACAGTACGAGAAGATCCTTGCCGTTGAAGAGACAGTGATGGCGAAGATTCGCAACGCCGAAGTCGCACGTCAGCGCAAGCAGATGCGTGCTGATCTCGGTGAGATGGGCGACCTCGGCCTTGATGATGACGTGCTCATGATTGAAGGCAGGAGCGATCCAGTCCCCGAACCTGCACCTGCCCCCGTTGTGCCGAAGCAGTCCGCTACGTAAGGACCGCAGGCAACTCCTGTCTGTCAAGGTGGCCCTCATGCGCTTGAGTATAGAGACTTGACAGTCAGGCCGAAACCATTCGGTTTCGGAAATTTCCTCCTCCTGAGATCTAGGAGCTGGAAAACTACAAAGGCCCCTTCACTGTGTACTTGCGCGCGTAAGTGAAGGGGCTGGCAGTAGATGGAGATGATGATGCCTCGTAACCCAGACAACGTCATCCCTGAAGATGAGCTACAGATCAATCGATGCATGACTCGTCTTCGTCACACATTGAAGGCCGCTCGTAAGGCACAAGGACTCACGCTGCTACAGGTAGCCGTTGAGATGGGCCTTGAAGATGCTGGTGACGTTGGCAAGTACGAGAAGGGGACAGTCATCCCCAACACGAAGACGTTCGTTCGATGGGCACACGCAGTCAACTGTGGACTGTACATCAGAGGTACTGAGAAGGTACGAGATGCAATGTCCCAAGTGCGGCTTCTATCCTATCAAGCGTCGAAACGGAATGCGAAGGTGTAGGAAATGCGGACCCTTCTCGGACAGACAGACCCAGGACACTCGACGTCGGTTGCTGTTGATCGAGACAAGTGTGCCATCATCTGCCACATCCTCGCCATCAACGTTGATCACCTTGTCATCAAGCGTCTCCATGGCAACGACATGTTCGTTGTCAAGAAGTCGCTTCTCACGAATCACCCATCGTATATCCGCACTCTGGTTCCAGGTGTGGAGACGATGTTGCTATTCCACCACAAGCCGTCACGTGCGGAGTTCTATCCCATGGGACAGCGGCCGGGGGGATCAGGGTCAGGCGTCTGACCTACTATGATAGTACTATCAACATCAACAGGAGAAGACATCATGGCTAAAGCAGCCACGTTGAAGGCGGTTGAGAAGACCGCACGTGACGAAGAAGACACGGACCTGCCTTCGGTCATTGAGTACGATGAAGACCTCAGTGAAGCTGAGGCCCCGGAGCCGTTGCCGGTTCGTGAGTACACCGCCACGATCAGCGGTGCGAAGACTCGCGAGTCGGCCAAGGGAAACAAGTACGTCGAGGTGATGTTCCACATTGCCGCTGATGAGTACCCTGCTGACTACGAAGCTGGCAACCCGAACGGCACCATCCTTGGCTACCGTCGCGTGAGTCCGGCGTCCGACCAGTCGGCCCGCTATGGCATGCGCAAGTTCTGCGAAGCCATCGATGCCCCGCTCGGCAAGCAGGTTCGCCTTGACGACTGGGTTGGCAAGGAGGCCATCGTGACTATCGCCCACGAGCCCTATGAGGGCGTGATGCGGGCGGCGATCACCAAGGTACGCGCTGCCTAACGCCCACCCGCTAGGCAGCTCGGGATGTGGGGTGAGTGGACACTGTCAACGCCGGCTCATCCCACACCTTATATATATGCGCTCGCTAGACGGCCACGATCCAGGAGCTACTTACTGGCGTGTGAAACCGCGATGGACTCTTGCCGGCCCATCGCTATACCTGACGGCGGGCGTGTTAGTTCCTGACCTTCGGCATCCTTGTGGTGGCTGGTCAGGGACGGGAGAAGGAGACAGTCATGACATCGTGCCAAGGTACCCCCCTCACGTACGATTGTTCGTTGACTGTCTCCTATCTCTTTGCTATAAACGGTCATCGACATCCTGTTGAAGACCAGACCTCGAAAGGGAACTCACATGGCGAACGCACCCAAGGCTACCGACGGCGTGAAGAAGACCAAAGCCGCTCCGCAGCCCAAGCCGATCTTCCTCGGCATCGAAGTGCTCGACGAGAACGGCCAGCCGATGACGTTCGACAAGTCGCGCATCAATGTCATCACTGCCACGAAGGATGCCAGCGAGCTGCTCACGCTGTTGGAATCCAACCCGAACGCCTTCAGCAAGAAGCTCGCTGTCTCGTTCATGAAGTAACGGATCTCTCCTGTTGCGAAAGCCCATGTAAGTCAGCACGCTTTGGGCCTGGAGTTTAGACCCCGCACGGGACGCTGTGCGGGGTCGATTCGTATGTGGAGGTGAGATGCCCTACACGATTGATGACGAAGTACCTAATCATCTCAAAGACGCACAAGACGTGACCACTGCACTGATCGATGCACTCATGAAGGCGAGCCTGTGTGATGGTGTGATCATCTTCCAGTTCCTTCGTACCAAGCGAGGGTTCCAGTGCATCAACTCATGTCGTGGTGTCCTGCCACCCAACGTCAAGGAGTTCGTCTCCAAGGCAGTGGCCAAGATGTTAGAAGGTGAAGACCTCACCAGCCTTGACAGACCGAACTAGGTGTGATATGTCTTACCAACACGTCATCCATGTGATGACAGACTACTGTGTAGTGTGTGGTCGGTCATGTACGGAGATAGACAAGCACGATCTCCCCTGTACTGACGCTGTGTCGGTGACAGCGATCTCTCATATCAGGAAGATGGTAGTTCAACATGAACGAGCGCGTCACAGCCGAACTCAACCAGCCTTTGAAGATCACCATCCCTTGCCCATCTCGTATACCCGCTGGCAGAGGAGTCAACGGCACATCCCGAGGGGCAGCGGGGAACATCCGAGTGAGGATGACTGATGATGAACGTGCCCTGATCATCGCTGAGGCTCAGGCCGTTGGCGTCACACCCATGACGTTCATGCGCTGGACTGCTGTGATGGTAGCTGCTGCTCTCGAACAGTATCGTCTGTCGGGTAACACAACAGAAGAAGTGGAGGTACACGATGGAGCTACTCTTCGATCAGTCTCAACAAGAAGCAATCGACCTATGCCTTGACAAGACACAACGCATTGTGTGGGTGTCTGGTATAGCAGGCACAGGCAAGACCTCCATCATGAAGGAGGTGCACGATACGTGGCAGTCACGTGACAAGACTGTGCAAGCCACAGCTCCTACAGGCAAGGCAGCCAAGCGCATCCGTGAGGCGTGTGACATCGACTCCAAGACGATGCACGCTGCGCTTGAGTATCCACGTCCGGGAGAGATCAATCGCAAGACGGGCAAGCCGCTTGTCTCCTCACATCCCAAGCGTGACCACACCAACCCGATGGAAGCAGACGTCCATCTCGTTGATGAGTACTCGATGGTGAACTACGAGGTGCATCGCAACTTCCTCGATGCGATGAAGCGGGGTTCGTTGATTCGTATGTTCGGTGATGCCAACCAGCTACAGCCCATTGAGAAAATCAAGACGCTGAAGGAGAAGCCATCTCAGTTCCTTCAGCTCATGGAGAAGTTCCCAGGTCAGATGCTCACCACGATTCATCGTCAGGGTGAGGGCTCATCGATCATCACTAATGGGCAACGTATCCTCAACGGTCAGATCCCCAAGCGGTTCGATGACTACCGCCTGAACATGACTGACGAACCTGACAAGTGGATCAAGAAGTTCTGGACGGAGTCGGACAAGGCTGCGCAGTACCGGACCATCACGTCACAGATCATCTCACCAACCAACGTTGGCTGGTGTGGTACGTTGGCGTTGAACGCGATGATCCAGGAGCTGTGTCATGATGCCTCCGAGGACTACTGCGAAGTCGAACGACACGAGTGGGACGATAAGGGATATCTGCGGTTGTACTCTGGTGATAAGGTCATCTATACGACCAACAACTACACGCTCGGCATCTTCAACGGAGAGACTGGTATCGTCAAGTCCTACGCTGAGTTCGGTGAGATCGAGATCGACTTTGGTGACAAGGTTGTGGTCATCCCTCCTCAGGTTATGGTCGTGGGCTATAACGATCGTGAGACCATAGTCAATCCACAGAAGGATCTCGAACTCGCCTACGTCATCACCACTCACAAGTCACAGGGCAGTGAGTACGCGTCGGTCATGTACGTGATGAACCGCTCTCGTTCGTTTAATCTCAACCGCAAGAACTTGTACACAGGGCAATCACGGGCACGCAAGGAGATCGACATCGTGTGCGATCAGCAATCCTTGTGGTTGTCCGTCAGCAAGAAGGGGTAAGGGCTGGTGATCATCTTTCTAAACGCGCCTCCTCGTGCGGGCAAGGATACGTGTGCTGAGATCATGTGTCGTCTCGTCCCTGGCATGGGCGAGTTCAAGATGTCGGCTGTACTCAAGACGGCCATCGCTGATCTATTCGGACTCGACCACCCACAACACAAGTGGTGCGAACACAACAAGGACTCGAAGACCAAGGTGTTTGGTGACAACGACTTCTCCTATCGGGAAGTACAGATCTCCTTATCAGAGGAGTGGATGAAGCCGAACTTCGGTGAGGACATCTTCGGTCGCATTGCGATGAAGCGGCTAGGTCGCACATTGGACAAGATCCACTTCGTTGTGTCAGATGTGGGCTTCCCTCATGAGGTAGTGCCCATCATCCGAGGTCTTGCGTCGAAGCATGAGATCAGGTTGTTGAAGATCAGTCGTCCTGGTTGTGACTTCAGCAAAGACAGTCGTGACTGGATACACGGAGCCGACGTAGGCATCCGTGAGGACACGATCAACAATCGTCATGACCTGGAACTCTACGAGGAGCAGATCAAGATATGGCTACGCAGCGTGAAGCTATTACCGAAGGCTGGCTGAGAGACGAAGTTACTAAGCGCGCTGCGGCAAGGGAGTTGAAGGTCGAATGTCTGGGTGCGGGGCGGATAGACCAGAGGATCGCCATCGTTTCGGACTATCCGGGCGATGCAGAGGTCCAGCAAGGCCGACCTCTTGTTGGGCCAACGGGCGTCTATGCTGGGAATGTGTTGAGGACTATCGGTGTCAAGTACTCAGACTGCTATGTTACCAACCTGTCCAAGCGACAGCCCGACTTCGATCACAAAGCCAAGACCAACAGCAAGATCCCCGCTGATGAGCGTGCTCAGTGGAAGGACATCCTTCAGTGGGAGCTGAGTCAGCTACCCAACTTAGAACACATACTGGTGATGGGCAATCATGCACTCTACGGAGTCCTCGGAGAAGACGGCATCACTAACTGGCGAGGTACTGTTTGTGATGTCAGGATTGGAGAGCGGATATATAAGGTTACAGTTACTCACAACCCGGCATACATCAACACCGATCCTCGTGTGGAGCCTGTATTCAAGTTCGACATCAAGAAGTTCGGTCTGGCGTTGGAAGGTAAGTTTCGCCCTCATACGATTCGCCCTCATATCAATCCTACGTATGAGCAGGCCCTCGAATGGATTGAACACTATCGAACTACTCCTCACCCTGTCGCGTTTGATATCGAAACGATTCACGCAGAGTTGGCGTGTGTTGGGTTTGCAGACAACGCGCACGAAGGACACTGCATCAATCTCCGTGACCGTACAGAGCACAGATTCACAGTAGAGCAGGAGGTGGTGATTCATGAGCGACTCCAAGAACTGTTCGACACCCCCGATAGACAGTGGGTTGCACAGAACGGTAACTTTGACTCTTACTTCCTCTGGCTTAAGTCTCGAATTCGAGTGCCATGCGTGTGGTTTGACACTCTCCTCGCTCACCACACACTGTTCCCCCGGCTCCCTCATGGGCTGGGTTTTCTCACATCCATGTACACCACTCACCCCTTCTACAAAGACGAAGGGGAAGAGTGGAAAGAAGGTGGTCACATCGACTCCTTCTGGGAGTACAACGTAAAGGACTGTTGCATCACGTGGGCTGCGTACTCAAAGATGATCAAGGAGCTGGAGGTACACAAGCTCAGTGACTTCTTCTTCAACCACGTCATGCGTCTGCAACCACACCTCACATGGATGACAGTCGGTGGCATCGCTGTTGATGAGACACTGCGTGAGCAGATCGCCAATGAGTTGATCGCCAAGAACGAGGAACAGCTACAAGCGTTCTGGTCCCTAGCACAGGAGCTGACAGGTGAACCTGAGACGTACCGTCCGAACCCTCGATCAACTCTTCAGATGCAAGAGCTTATGTTTGACAAGCTCGGCCTTGTCGGACACGGACGCAGCAACGATAAGGCTAACCGGGCCAGGATCAAGTCTCACACTAATACATCCGAGCACGGTGCAGAACTCGTTCGTCTCGCAGAGGCATACATTAAGGATGCTAAGCATCTCTCTACATCGATTGGCATCGAGACGAACAAGAAGACAGGTGTCTCCACGCTAAAGAACAAGCTCGATGAGGACAGGAGAGCACGTTGTGAGTACAAACAATTCGGCACACAAGCAGCGCCTGGAAGGCTATCTTCGACACAGACTCTATGGGGGACTGGCTGGAATCTCCAGAACGTGCCTCATCAGGCATACAAGATGTTCATTGCTGACCCTGGTTACGAGTTCACGTACTTCGATAAGCGTCAAGCTGAAGCGAAGGTCGTGGCATATCAGTGGAACGTGAAGGGTCTGAAGCGCAACTTCATACGCTCGGAGACAGAGGATGGATTCGACCTTCATCGTGGCAATGCGGCACAGATCTTTCGTCTTCCTTACGACCAGATACCGAAGCATGACTTTGATCCCGAGACGCACGAACCGACGAAGCGGTATCTGGGGAAGCGTTGTGTTCATGGGCTCAACTACAGGATGTCCCCCACCAAACTTGCTGAGGTTTGTGACATCCCTCTCGAACAGGCATACGAGGCGTACACCGCCTATCATCGAACGTTTCCTGAGATTCGAGCGGCTTGGGCAAAGACTGATAAGCAGGTCACAGCAACGAAGCAGCTCTGGACGCCGATGGGCAGGCGCCTCATCATCATGGAGCGTCTTGATGATCAGGCGAAGGAATCCATCGTGGCATTCATCCCTCAATCAACGATCGGTGATATGGTTTCAAAAGCGATTTACGGTTGTCACGAGCATAAGGACTGGCCCCACGGGGAGGCGAGGATCGCGCTCAACATCCATGACGCACTCATTGCCTTACACCTATCGAAACATGCATCGCTGGTAGAGCGCATCATGCGTGAAGTGAGTGAGGAGCCACTCATCATCAACGATATCGATGGCAACCCACCACAAGAGGTCATCATCTTCTCTGACTTCAAGCACTCGAAGCCAGGGCCTGATGGTGTACATCGTTGGAGCACGATATGAGGATCGAACCAGTAGGATACGGACGCGCACGCTTCTATCGTATCAAGACAGACGACGGTGAGGTACTAGACACTCGCCTCACACGCGATGCAGCACGTCGCTTCGTGCGTGATCAGACGGATGGTGTATGGACTAAGCCACTAGGCGCTGAGTCGATCATCAAGCTGTTCGCTGAGCGACGCAAGGCGAAGATGATACGCAAGATGGCCGCCTTCCTACTAGGCATGTCCACTCACATGCTAGACAAGTACGAAGGCGGTCACAACTTCCCACGTATGGACAGGCTGCACCGCATGCTAGGTCTGGCTGGGTTGAAGCTGGCGGTCATTGATACCGCTGATGATACTGTGTGGGACGTGTCCGGGGATCAGCCCCGAGTCTTTCCCATACGAGTAAGTCGTGGACGAATAGTATTGCTCGGTCCTCGGAACGGAACATCTTCGGTTGATCCCAACTCTCCTGAGGACAACTGACCTCCCAGTCTAAGTCATCCTTGACCACACCATCCCGGTCGTGGTGTTCGATGGAGTACTTGCCATGCATCGTCATGAACCACCCCTCACCTACCGCGCCCTCTCTGTCATCGCAGTGGTGTCCGCTCTGGTTGCTACTGCTATCCTGCTCTCTGGTTGTGAACTGCTCGTGTTGCTGTGAACTACTCGAAGATGGTGCCAGCCAACTCACCCATCGGCAAGTACCTCACCTACATGGAAGCGGTAGAGACAGCGAGGAGCTATGACTTCTGGTGTGCGATCTGGGCCTTGGGATCAGCCTGTGGGCGATCTGTATACGTGGACCGACCACGAATCCCCGTCTATCTCAACTGGTACGTCATCCTCTGTGCCGAGTCGGGTATTACACGCAAGTCAACAGCAGTCTTGGCAGCCCGTCGATGGCTTACAGGGTGTGATGGTTCAGCTCCCATCGTTGAGGGTAAGACCAATGCTCCTGCACTCACCGCTTTCCTTGGAGGTCGTACCCTTGAGCATGGTCGAGCTGACGTACACCTCGCAGTCTCTGAACTCGCTACAGTGTTGGGCAAGGGGAGTGAGTCAGTGGGGCTACCGATACTCCTCACTGACTTGTACGATTGCGAATCGAAGAAGGATCTACCTGGAACTATTAGAGACGGAGAGGTCCATCTGCGGGACGTCTTCGTTACGTTCCTATCTGCTTCAACCCCTACATGGCTTGCCACCGCTGTCTCACCCCAAGTCATTGAAGGCGGCTTTACTTCACGAGTCATGTTTATCACAGACGAAACACGTAAGCGATCCGTGCACTGGCCCCGTCCCGAAGATGCAGATGGTTGGTCAGGTTGTGTGGAGAGCTTGGCTCGATGTGTTGAACAAGCCCGATCCGTATCCAGAATACGGCTCAATCCTGCCGCCATCACTGCACTGGGTTCGTGGTATCGCAATCGCCCAATCAACCGCACACCCTTTCTCTCATCCTTCGACGCCCGTGAGGATGACCATGCTCTACGATTGGCAGCGTGCCTTTCCATCAATGACGGAACATATGAGATTCAGAAGCGACACATTGTGTTCGCTGTTCAAGCCATCACAGAAGTCAAGACCAAAGCCAACGATCTCTTCGGTGGGAACTACAATGAGTCCGTACGAATGGGGGATGGCATCGATAAGATCCGTCAGGTGTTGATCGAAGCTGGCATGGATGGCATGTCACACAAGGATCTGTACTATCGCTGTCGCTATCGACTCGACGCTCATGAGTTCAGCACGTTGATGACTGTCATGCACGAGTGCAACATGGTGCAGATCTTCCTCACCAAGAAAGATCCACACAGCAAGAAGCAAGGTGCCCGTCTCTACCGAGGTACGCAGAAGATCACTGCCCTTGGTATGACGACCGAGCTGCTGGCAAGAGTGAACCTTCCGAGGGGCTCGGTCTAGAACGTGCACCACTGAAGTCCACATGGATGGGGCGGCCGTAGATCCCACTCAGCTTCTGACTGGCAGTCTGTTCCCAGTTCTTCAACGTCCACAACTGCTCAGTGCGTAGCTGATCGATCTTCAGATTCCATCCATCGATCAAGTCAAGTCGGTCACGTGGCGTGAGCGTCTTCTTGCCTGTCACGTTGGGATCGTTCGTGCTCGTACCAATGGAGGAGATCCACATCTTGTACTTGCCGATCTCCTTCTCCTGTGAATCGATATCAGAGAGGATGGGCTTGGCTGACAGTGCGAGGTCTTGATACACAGGGTCCATCGATGGCACGAGGCTGTTGCCTGCGATGGGTGTACCATCCATCTGCACGAACCCACCAGTGATCAGCACAGAGGCATCGTTGCTGATCGCCTTGAGGTTGCCCTTCTTGCTCATCACCTGCGACGTAATCTCTCTGTCAGACGAAGGACGGAGGACACCAGGGAACAATGTCTGAAGCGGTCGAAGCTGACTGAGGCCAGCAAGTCCGAGCGCCTGGATGCTATCACCTGTAGCGTGTAGCATACGCTCAAGATCAGTGCCAGGATTAGCCAGACCAGTATGAAACGCATCAGCCACAGACACGAACATAGCACCCGCAGCACCGAACAGCTCCTTGATGACAGCTTCCATGTTCTTATCAACGAACGAGTTGACATACCGCTCTGTCCCTGCATCTGAGTTGAGCTTCTGACCAGACACCAACGGTGTGCCAGTAATCAACGAACCAGCCTGTCCACCCACACCGATGCCAGCACGGATGTCGATGCCCATCGTCGCACCAAGCACACCAAGGGGAGGTGGGATGGCAATGTCAGTGAAGCGTTGTACTGAGTGGCCCCACATGTGACCATTCTCATGCACCATGCCAGCATTGCCAACGTCACTGAAGTTGAACAGACCATCCATGCCCTCAAGCACCATGGACCTGAACACACCAAGTTCAGGTGAGACAGGGATCAGCACGGCACGATGAGGGTCCACCCCAGGGATGAGCATGACCATGTTGTCAGCACGCTGTGAGTCAGTGAGAACGTTCCAGTAGTAGTCGTTCTGTGTTCTCATCGTACCGTCAGGCATTGGATACAGAGTGTCATCTAGCTCAGCGACCATCTGGTTGTATCCCATCTCCATCACGGTAGGGATACCAACCACACCCGCGAGCGCTGGGATGGCCCACTTCGGGTTCTTCTGGATCGCACGGCCGATGGTGGCGATGGACTGGATGGTGGCACCAGAGAACGGCACAGCCGCGTGCAACAGATCAGTGTTCGCACCACGACGTCTCACATCACCAACGAGATCCTTGCTATGAACCATCGCTGATCTGATGTTGTCAGGCGTGACGGCACCAAGCCGCTTCAGCTCAGCCATGGTGGCACCAGTCGCAGCACCCTCATGAGCGGCACGGTTCAACGCCATCCACACCTTGCCCACCACCTGCATCCCACCGATGCCTAGCTTCTGTGAGAACTGTGGATTGATCTGTGACAGGATGTCCGTGACGTGACCACCGAACTCAGACGACCCAGACAGCGGACCACTAGCTGAGGTGCCGAACTCCTTCCTCATCGCTCGTACGATGGATGTCTGGTAGGCACGCTCTAGCTTAGGGATCATCGCACGTGCGAAGCCAGGGACCAGAGACGAGATACCAGTGTTCGTCTCCAACCCCTGCTTCAGTGCGTTGCTGAGGATGCGTGACGACTCGTACACGAAGTGAGCCTTCGCTCCCCTGAACGCGTCACTGTAAGCGGTCGCCCCTGATCCCAGAGCACCAAGCATATTGCCAGGACGGAAGTCCCCTAGCACTCTGTTGAGACTGAGCTGTTGTGCGGCGAACACTCCTGCGATTGGCGCGAACAGGGAGTACGCACCCGTGGTGCCAGCCGTCATCATCCGCTTGAATGCATTCATGGTCTTGTTCAGAGTACCAGTCAGTGCAGGATTGATCTCCAGTGCTTGACGGAACCCTGCGTGTGGTACATGGAATCCGTACTCTTTCCCGTTGATGCGTAGCCATACCGCCTCCGGTCCTATGATGGACTTTGTTGTGTTGGGTTGGGTTGAGTCTTCGTAGAGCTTCTTGATCTCTCGGTCTGTGGTGTTGAGGTCTACCTTTGCTGTCTCGATGTCACGTGTGCCAATGTAGCGAGGTGCGTAGCGTTCCTCCTGCCCGATGGGCCTGAGTTGAGTGAGGTCGTGCATACCATGCTGATCTAACACGAGGTTGGTCAGCTTGAACAACACACTCCTCTGTGACTCAGTTGTGTTGAGATGCTTCATCAAGCCATGAGCGTAGGCACCAGCCGCTATCAATGCGTTCTCAGGTGCGAGGATACCAGCCCCGCTCTCATGCGCCTTCTGATACCACTGAGCCATGGCCTGTGTCTCTTTGCCTTGGGTAGTGGTGATACCAAACAAGTCAGTCATCTTCGCCAACATGCCACGACCCTCTGTCGCAGTCATGCCAGGAACGTAGGCTGACGATCCACCGAACTGCATGCTCGCCTTCAGCTTGTCAGCGAAGGACTTCTTCATCTGCCCGCGAGCTACCACGTAGTCGAGTGAGTCATCCATCCACAGACCTAGCTCCTTGGCTAAGTTGTCAAGGTCAGGACGAGACTGTAGCCATGCGGCACTTGTCCTCATCTCCTGCTGAGTGACAGGACGAGCGGGTCCAGTGGCTCCCTTGTGCGTGTTGCCCCACAGGTTCGCACGCACACGACTGCTGATGTTGTTCGCGTTGATCCACGCCGTGACATCATCTGCTGTCGCAGCTCCATCAGCCAACATATCATCGAGAGTAGCCCAACGGCCATGACCAGGAGCGTTCTTGTTACGAGAGGCGTAGTCGTATGCCGTGTTCCATGCCGATGTAGCAAGCTCATTCCTCGATGCTAGGGCCAGTGCGAATGCGTGTTGATCATCAGGGCTCATCGTAGACAGACGACGATGTATCTCAGACGGAGCGACTGTGCTCTTAGGTGTGAAGCCTGAGTTGGGAGGCAGCCCGCCCCAGTCGTTGTCAAGGATGGCTTGTGACATGCCATGTGAGTCACGCATGATCTGACCCTGCATGGTCTCCCACCACGAAGGAGTGTACATGCTACTGTCTTTCAACGCGGACTTGACGAACTGTGCGCTGTCTACTGTATATCCCTTAGCAGCATCCCATCCCTTCGCTGCTGTCGAGAGGATGTGACGTGTTGTCTCATCACGCCCGCTGGCCCTTGCAAGGCCATCGAAGAACTGATCCACTGGGTGAGGAGAGGATGGTCGTCCGACAGGAGCGATACCGGGCTCAGCTCTCGCATCACGGAGAGCAGTCCGATACTTGACAACACCAGCACCGCCAAGAGCAAGAGCCAGTACACTAGCGCCAACCTTGACACGGTCTTTCCATACTTGTCGTGTTGCTGCCTGATCAGCATCGAGACGTGCCTGTAGGCCCGGATCTTCGTGATCCACCATGACGGCCTGATGAACAGGATCGGCGTACTCGATGGTTGGTTCGCGGTCGATAGAGGGCTCTTGATTGGGCACCCCTCCATCAGAGAACAGAGTGGGCCTGTCGCCGTAGGCTCGAATGCCTTGGTCAATAGTAGTTCCAATGGCAGCCTGAGCGGCAGCTCTAATTGCTGTGGCTCCTGGTGTTGTGTACTTGACTGCTGGTGTGAGGAGGTTATAAGCGTTTCGAGCGAGTCTTGATCCGCGACTGAGAGTTGCAGCCGTACCCGCTCCAGGGACGGGGATAAGCGTGCCCAATGCTCGTGCGACTTGATCGACTCCTGTGACGGCATCACCCACCCCCAGTTTGCCTTCAACGTAGTGACGTGCGGTGTCACCTGCATCTTGCAGTGTCTTGTCTACGCCCTCTTCACCAGCCTTATCCCACGTCTTGACGATACCTTCATCACGACTAGGCTTGTCCGTGGCGTAGTTGTACAACGTCTCCAACCCTTGACCAGCTAAGCCGGCTAGGGTTGGTAGGCCAGTGCCAATGTCACTAACACCAGCAATGAACTGCTTGACAGGATGTGAGCCAGGAGCAGGAGCGTAGTCGATAGACGGCTCTTTGGCCTCACTCTGCCACTCGATCAGTGGTTCAGCCATCCGATGTTCCCAGCCTTGTCTTTGACTTCAGGACGTCCACGAGCATCAACGTTGCCAGTCAACTCGGTATCAGGAGTGGCCTTGCCCTTTGACTTGAGGTAGTCAAGCGAAGTCTGAGCAGGGTTCGTAGCGGGGGCCGGGGCCTCAGCTTGTGGCTGTTGCTGTTGCTGACGCTGTTGAGCACGCTCACGCTTCGATCCATTTGGAGAGTGGGGGATCAGAGGTGTCTCAACGTTCCGTCCCCTCTGTGTCTGTGAAGCGCCAGTCTCTCCGGTTCTGGTCTCCATCTGAGCCACACCACGATGCTGTCCGGTATTGTCCACCGCACCTGTTCTTGCTACTGTGGCCTTCGTATTGGCTGTTGATGTATTCATCGCCTTGCCAGCCGAGATGTCAGTTGGCTCCACACCCATCAACTCTTGTGCTGGGAAGTCAGACGCCTTGAGATCGAGATCATCATCAACCGCACGACCACCCTTACGGAAGGACTCAGTACCAGCGCCGATGTTCTTGTAGTTCTCAGCCTCAAGCGCAGACCTCAACTGAGAGGCTCGTAGGGCCGCTGCCTGATGCGGATCAACCTTCTGTCCGATGTACGCAACGTTCTGCTTGCCTACGTTCTCAAGCCCAGTGTTGTCGAGCTGGCCTCGGTTGATGAGCTGTTGCTTGCTCATAGCTTGGTTGCCTTCGAGGTTCTGCATCCCAAGCTTCAGTGCAGCCTGATCAGCTTGAGCACTAGAGGCCATGGCTCCCGCCTTGCGACGAGCAACATCAGCACCGTACGCTTCAAGATCAGCGAATGGATTGTACTCAGCGGGCATGATCAGTATCCTGTCAGAGCTTCATCGTACGTGGGCATCTGGGGCGTAGGACCGTTCGCTTTATTGCCCAGCGACGCATCGAGGTACGACCACAATCTATTCTGATTGGCTGTGGCCTTCTCATCCGCAGCGTTAGCAGAGATCGTGCTGCCTAGTGTAGCAAGCGCGTTGCCTACGTTCGGAGACGGCGCGTTCTGTGGCGTCGCTGTCGATCCAATCCCCTGCAACATCTGCATGAGGTCAGCCGTGCTCGTAGATGGATCAAGTGCAGCCTTCGAAGACATGGCTACGCCTTCGAGGGGCTTGAGGTAGTTGTTCAAGTAGGCGTCGCGCGTGCCACCAAACAGATCTTGAACGTCCTTCTCCTTGCCGTAATCGATCTGCGGCAGGAGACGTTCCATCGCACGGTTGACGATGTTCGATTGGTTCGAGGAGCCACCTTGTGTGCGCTGTCCAATGACGGCAGCATCCCGCAATGCTGGATTCACCATCGAATTGAACAGCCTATCGTTGTCACTATTCACCGCATTGCGTGCGTTGTCTAGTGACATCCCTGGGGCACCACCCGATGTGGCCAAGTCACTGAACAGCTTGGGCAAATCCTTGGCAGCACCAGCCCCCGCACCTTGTATGCCCTTGTTGATGCTCTGTGTGCCAGGAGACAACACGTCTTCGAAGTTGCCGGTGCCTGCATTGAACTTGCCGAATGTGTCACCGACACTATTCGTGCGACCAGCGTTGATGACCTTCTCACGCTGAGCACGATCCTTGTTTGCGTTCTCTGCGTAGAGATCGTTCGACTCCTGTTGATCCTGTGATCCAAGGAACGACCCAAGCAGAGACCCTGCACCGGACAAGTAGCTTCCCCAATCAGCCATCAGAATACTCCTGACCCGCTAGTGCCTACACCGCGAGTGCGACCCTTGTTGAGATTACGATTGGCGAGTTGATCGAGTACGCCGTTGCTCGAACCAGCACCACTCACCTGTCCTTGCTGAGCACCAGCCGTGTTCAATGACGAGTGTACATCGAACAGGTTCTGAGAGCCAAGCAACGATCCGATGTCATCACTGAACGTGCCCTGTTCCTGCTTGGCTGTGTTGTCACGTTCTGTGGTGTATGGATCGACACTGAAGTCAGGACCACCCAACGTGTAGTTGCTGGCCCCAGTTAGAGCCTTGTCACGGATCGCACTGAACTTCGGAGCGTCAGCATCTTGAACTGAGTGAGCCGCAGCATCGATCTTCGTACGAGCACCCGCACGTTGGTTGCTGAGGTTGGTCTGTGCGATGCCCACACCAGCACCTGACAGGTTGCCACGCGATGCGAACCTACCTATCTCAGCCGACGACTCATTGAACTTGTTGTTCAGGAAGTTATCGACTGAGGTGTTGAACTCCTCCGGCGAGAATAGACCACCTCCTTCCGGGAATGCCTTGTTGACGTCACCTGTGTACTGATCACGGAACTCGTTCTGCTTCGTGTCGAAGGCGCTGTTAGCGAGCCCTTGTCCGACCTGATCGTTGAGCAACGCTTCGTAGTTGCTGTCTGGGTTGAACTGACTGAAGATGTCGTTCACTTGCTTGATGGCAGGCGCTTCGTAGCCTTTGCCTTGAACGTGACGTGTCTGTGTAGCCGAGTCGACGCCCATCAATGCCGCTTGCAGGGCCTTGCTCGCACGTACTGGATCGAACACCGTGTTACCACGTCCGCCCATGAAGTCACGAAGCGCACCGATGTTGTCACTACCAGTCGCTCCGTCTGTAGGTCCGAAGCCATCTGGCCCTGGTGTGTAGTCAATGCCCAACGCTGACATGAGGGACTTCATGCCCTCGCCCAGCATCGACACGCCCTTGTTCATCATGCCTGGAGTTGAGAAAGGTGACTGGCCCCATGTATTGAGCATCGTGCCAAAGGGATCAGCCTTCAGCTTCTCGATGTCAGGCAACCCAAGCAGGCTGCTGATGTTGCCCCAGATGTCATTACGGTTGGCCGCATTCATGGCCTCTTGAGCAGCTTGGGCGGCCTCTGGTCCCCCTGGATAGGAGGTTGATCCAGCTACTCCACCGTCTCCCCAAGAACCATCAGGACCAGATCCTTGTCCTATGGCGTCATTGTTAGGTCCATCACTAAGAGAATCGTTGCCGTACTTATCAGCGCCATCCCCACCAACGTCACTACCAACGTTGTCCGATCCATCTTCGTCATCGAACTCCTTGGCACCTGTCTTCGGGTTGACGGAGTCGTCCTTCCCGCCGACCTGATACCTACCGAAGCGTTGACCAAGTGTCTGCTTCGCATGAGCCAGTAGCTCAGGAGTCTGTGCCGACTTGGGTAGGACAATCTCACCAGGCGTTAGATGCCCGATGGTCTTGTCACCACCGCGCCCCTTCTTCGATAGATGAGCAACGACCTTGTTCATGACTCAGTCCTACGGTACGAGCATCGCGCCCATCACAGCACGCACGATAGCGTCTGCGATCTGAGGAGCAGTCTGACCAGCGGTCTGGATCAGTGCCTGATCAACAGCCGCGCGCAACGCCTGACCATCAAACGCTTTGACGTCAGTTGCGTTGTAGGTGAACGTGCCTTCACCAAGGTTACCTTTGAATGCAACGTTCGCCTTCTCCTTGCCATCGATGTACTCGATAGCAGAGGCACACTCAGCCAGCGACGGGCCATCACACACAGGCTTCATCGTGATCCTGACTGATGTCAGCCCTGCGTACTGTTGCGTAGAGCAAGCACCGAGGAACAGGAGAGGGATGAGTAACAGGCGTTTCATTTCTTCTTGTTCTCCTGGATGTGAGACCACACCGACCAGCCAATCGTGACGGCTAATGTGATCGCACCAATAAGCGCGTTCATGTCACCGTCACTGATCAGCCCACCACCGAGCGCAGAGAACAACGCCCTGATGATGCCTCCAACGATCTTCGCAATCATGACCCAGCCCTTTCAAGACTAGTTAGATACTAAGTAGTGACACTCCTAGTGCACGGGATAGCAACTCGATGCACACGATGAAACAGATCACACCATAGATGCACCACAGAATGAGGGCGATCGGAGGCTCTGCGGGGATCTTGCTGATGCCATACGCAAGCAACACAAGGATGCACGCGCATGCAAGGATGACGAGGATCAATCCCATAAGATGTCCTAACCTGCTGACAGGTTGTGAAGGTTCGTAGCCACGAAGGCACAGAACCCGGCGATGATGGTCGCCAACATGAGTAGCACAGCCCATATGAAGCGCACCACGAGTTGATGCATCTCACCCTTGAAGGTACTGATGCGGCGATGAAGCGTCTCTAGCTTGTCACCGATCTCCTGATATCGCTGCCCACAAATCGAATCGTGGGCATGATGCTGAACTTCTATCACTGCTAACCTCGTCTCTAGTGACGTGTCAGCCCTCCGATCTCCGTCGCTCATCATCCCCCCTTATGAGTACTCATCGATGATCATCCATCCATCACCACCTGCGCCTCCCAAGCGAGATACGCCAGCGTTGTCGAATGCGCCGGCACCACCTCCGCCCAAGATGCCTGCTTGACCTGCTCCCGCTGTCCCGCTCATGTTACCTGCACCTTCACCGCCACCAGATCCAGGAAAGCCAAAGCCATTACCTGCTGCATCTGAATAGAAGGTAAGAGGTTGTCCTGGTGCGCCCCTTTGATTGAGGTCTCCTAGAGAACCAATTCCCCCAGCTCCACCTGCATGAACGCCTGCACCATTTATTCCTCCTGCTCCTCCAGTTGCTTGAACCCGTGAAGCAGAGTTGTCTAGTTGGGTTGTGCCTCCAGTGTTACCAGTACCATTGGAGACACCAGTACCTCCAGCACCGATGGTGTACGTGATCGTTGCGTCTGCAGTAACATCGATCCACTTCTCAGAGGTGCCGCCCTGTCCACCGCCACTGCCGCCGAGCACTGTGTTTCCTGTGCTGTTGACGCCTCCTCCCGCACCACCACCACCACGAAGACGAACATTGATGAAGCGAGTCGAGGTTCCCTTCGTCCACGTGCCAGTGCCAGCCGCCGTGACGACCGTACGTCGCAGGAGTCGACCAACAGTAACACCAGCGACGCCTTGAGGCGTACACACAAGCGACGTGCTTGATCCAGTGACTACTTCAGCTGGTGTAGCCAATTCAACAACACCAGTCGCGGTGTCACTTGCGTTCTGCTTCAGGCCAGCAAAGGCAGCCGATGCTGTAGCTTGTCCAGTACCCCCTTTACCAATGGACAACTGACCAGTGAACGTAGCATCACTAACAGTGACACCAGCTACATCAATGAGCAGTGTCTCATTCGCTCCAGCGTTCTGAACAGTAAGGGTGATGTTCGTGCCAGCAACCAACGCACTAGCTAGAGTCGATGGCACAGTATCAGTAACAGTGACCTTCACACCACCAACCGCCGCAGCCGCTGCGACCGCACTAGCCGCTGCCGCTGTGGCCGCAACGCCAGCAGCAGCGACCAGCGCAGCCGAAGTAGCAAGGTCGGCAGTGAGATCTATCAGCGTGGTGATCTTCCCCGCAGAGACCGCCTCGTTGTAGGTCGTTGCTACATGACCTTGCGACACGATGCCATATCGATGGTTGTCGAGTACAAAGTCGTTGGGAGCGTACGACACTCCGAGTGTGTACGTCCCACGGTTGGCGACCTGGATCTCAAGACCAGCCCACAGAATCGGGTTGTCTGCCCTTGCCTCCTCGAACGTACCAGCAGCCGCCGATACATGATCGAGCAGACAGACGAAGATCGATCCCAGTTCCGCATCAACGAGTGACTGTCCAGCAGTGTAGGCTGTCGATGTCTGCCACACACCAGCCAGACCAGAGATAGCCAGATACCGTGAGAACACCGCATCAACGAGACGCCAGTTGTCATGCTCCTTCTGGTGCCATGGCCGGTTGTTGAATGCAACCAGCTCGAAACTGAAGTTAGGTGTTCTCACGGTCATGGTTGTTACTTCTTCAGCAGCGACGGAGCCGAGTCGTTCGAACCCGTGTTGTTACTCGCACCACCGTCACCGCCCTCACCCGGAGTAGGGTTGGTCGGCTTGGTCTGACACGCACCGACCGCAACAGCAGCAGCGAGCGCGAGGATCGTGAGCAGCTTCATGTTCATCCCTTTCATCACACGTCGATCTCCGTTCCAACGACTTGCACCGACGCAGCCAGGAGATCAGCAGTTGCGACAGTGTAGGAGATGGTCTCACCTGCCGCGAGGTAGTACTCCTCGGGGGCGGGACCAGCCGTCTTCGCATCAGTCGTACCATCAGGCTCGACCGCCGCGTTGTTCGCAGACATGAACGCCGGTGTGGAGTAGACGAAGTGGCCAGTGGTGAGCGCCGCAGTCTGCATCACCTTGATGCCGTTGACGAGCAGGCCGAACACCGAACTCACACCAGCAGTCACACGGTAGAACAGCTTCACACGTGCAGCCTTGCCCACCGGACAGGTGTACACGAGGTTGGTGCCAATCGTGAGCGTTGCGAGCTTGCCGAGAGTACCGATCTTGTCAGTCATAGACTTACATCCTTGCAGTTCGAGAGAACGCCTGTGCTCTCGCATAGCTGCTCAACGAGGCAGCAATTCGTTTCCGTACGATGACGTTCACCTCACTGAGAGTGACCGTGTTCGAGAAGGCTGAGCTAGGTACACCAGCCTGCTTCTGAAGCGCCGTGATCTCCTGACTGATGACCAGCGCCTGAGCACGAGCCTCTGCCTTGGATACCTTCACACCATCAGCAGGGAAGGTGACGTCAACATTCGAAGTCATTATGATCTCCTAATCGATCCAGCGGCGTAGGCGAGGAACAGCGACACGAACTTGAGTGGTCCGTCTGCCTCACCAGTGAGCCGCATCTTGAACAGTTTATACTTGGCTCTCCATGCGTAGAGCTTCTCAATCGAAGTGGGCCGCCCATCACCATACAGATGACCGAACGGAGACAGTCCGTAGCCGAGCGCATCACCACCCATGAAGTCCATGGACAGTGCAGGTGTCAGTGCTTCAACGTCCCAACCCAACCCATCATCGAACAGCGTGTCGTCGAGGAACTCCTCGCCTACGTGCTCACGGTCATAGAAGGCGTTGTCGATGAACATCTGCAACGTGAACTGTCCGGTGCCTAACGTGTCGAGTCCGACATAGCGTGACTCCTTCGTGTTCATCCGCTTGCCGTTGTCACTCCACGGCAAGATCCAGTCGAACGGGATGGGGATGCCACTCTGATCGAAGTCAGCAACTGGCGTCCACCCCGTCTGATCAGTGAACGTGGTGTCGTCATCGAACATCTCTTGGTCGCCAACGTAGTCACGCCCGTACGTCTTCTTGTCTTGTTCATTCTCAAGCAGGTAGACCTGTGATCCTTGAGTGAAGAACACACGTTTGAGAGACGACACACATGACGACCTGAAGCGCCAGTTGTGGTAGACACTCCACGCATGAACACGCAGCTCAGTGTTGTCTTTGAACGTGAAGCACGTTGTCTCAGTGATCTGTCGGGGGTCATCAGCGTTGGGGATGAATAGCATGTACTCATCCTCCAGTGAGTTGTACACGCTGTGGATGCGATCCTGCAATGTCGCTGTCTGCTTGAGAGCACCGATCTGGTTACGCAGCGATGGGCTGATCAGATGTGATGTCGTCTCAGCCTTGACAACACCAGTGAACAGCGCACGTGTCACTGTGTTCACAGCATCGATGCCGCAGAACAGCATGTCTTCATTGAGTGTCTGAGCAGACAGGTGTGATACAGCACCGTGTTGCTGTACAGCGTCATCGAACTGAGGCGTGTGATCTGCACTGTCGTAGATGCCAAGCACACCGGGCAAGATGGCATCATCGAACATGACGATGAGCCTGTCTCGGAACTTGCTCAGCCCACGGATGTCTGGCTCACCACTAGGCACACGCGATGAGAGATCGAACTCAATCGCATCGTTCGGTCCAGGGTCTCCAAGGAACGTGCCAGTGGTATCACTCGCTCCAATGCTCAACGTGGACGGCGCATCAGGCCGACCACCAATGATCAGGTAACGCGCGTGCTGTACAGCATACCGGCCAATAGGTGTATTTGCATTCGAGCCTGTTGCGAGATCACGGAGGTACGAGACATTGCTGTCAGGTGTGACCACCAGTGGCTTGTTAACCCCGTTGTGTATCGTAAGGTTGCCTCGTGATATACAGAACGAGCAAAAGTCCGTCTGACCCCAAGCAGTCGGAGAGCCAGGGAGCGAAGCGGCAAAGGAGTCATCGAACGCGAGTAGAACAACTCCGGTTGCAGATACTCGTGCAACCTTCCCATTGGTGCCAACACACCATATGGCGCCACTGAAGTAGAATGAGTTGACGATCTCTTCGACGTGTGACTGAACGTCACTGAAGAGGATGGTTCCAGGTCTGATTGCATTGCTACCATCCAAGCCTTGGTGAAGGTTGCGGAGACGCTTAGCGAACTTGATAGACAGATTCAGGTCAGAGTCGACCTCGTTCAGCCCACCAGAGAAGTCTCTGATGGTGACGTCTTGTAGAGTAGCCTGACGCTTGATTGGCTTGCGACCAAAGATCATCACGACCCTGCGATGGTAAACGACCCAGTTGGGCGACGACGCTTCTGAGCCAGCTTGATCGGCGCTGACGTCTCCAAGCGTCGAAGTTCAAGGAACCGTGAGTCGAATAGGTTCTTGTACTTCTGCGTCGCGTTGGGGTTCGCTCCATCGTCTTCCAGGTAGTCGTACACAGCGCCGTTCGTCAGCAGATCGGCATCTGCGTACACGATCTCATCCCCTGTGAAGTTGGCAGGCTTCACCTTGATCCGTGCCTGTAGCCCACCAATGGCGGTGCGCGGCCAGATCTGAAACTTCTTCGCTGGGTTGCTGATCGAGTCGAAGTAGATGGGTGTGACACCAGTGAGAGTGAACGGATTCATCTCAGTTGGTAGACGCGGAATAGCGTCACTGTGTCCAGCGATAAACAGATAACGAATGTCACTGAGCTTTTCAATCACGTTGGTCAGGTCATCTGTGACGACACCATTCACTCCATCGAGTGTCCAGTCTGCCCAGTCACAGTAGCCATCCAACCAGAACGCATCGAAGATGGAGTTGAAGATGCGCTGTGCCTTCTGACCAAGCACGTCCTCAGCATACACCTGCACGCCAACACCAGGAGTCTGTGACAACTCCTGTTCACACGCTACGATGAGCTGTGAGAACGTCTTGAACGACATAGCCCTACCCCCTGAGATTGACGGGTGACGTGAAAGGGAACGTCACCCGCCTCTCCCCCAGCCTTAACTACGTTGCAGGAAGTCTAGGCTAGGCAATCACGTGTGCGACGCCATGAAGGTTCGTGATGTCCACAACGAGATGGACCTCATGAACGATCACACCGTTGAACGCGGTAGCAGGCTTGTACGTGCCACGAGGATCGCCCGTGGTCAGCGTCTGCGGGTTGGTGTTGATGGCCTTGTTGAACTCGCACACACCACGAGAGAACAAGAAGGTCATGTCAGCCACACCGGCCGTAGAGCCACCGTCACTGGTGATCGTTACCGAGTCACCCTTGACGACAGGAATCCAACTGGCCTGAGCGATGTCCTTGCCGAAGAGGAGACCGTTGGCAGCAATCGGTTCCGTGCCATCAGCCGCAGTCTTGGCAACACCATTGACGAACCCAGTGAGCGCACTGATCGCAGTGGTGGATGCTGTGGTGTGAACACCTCGCCAACCAACCCAGAAGCCGGTGACAGGAGCAACCACAGTAGCACTAGCAGCGTTGGCGATGGCGAAGGCAGTGCTGACAACCGGGATAGTCTCGTCTTCATCATCTGTCGGCACGCCGTCTTCAAAAGCACGACGCAGCTTCAGCGACTTGAGCGGCAGACCAACCGTATCAGACCAGCCCACATTCAGGTTGACAGACGAGCCACCTGTGCCGTTGACGATCTTGTCAACGTACTTGAACGCCTTCTTACCCTGAACAGTCGTGGCACCGTTGCAGGTGAACGACTCGGCCATCGGCTGACCAAGGTAGTCACGTCCAGTGATCGTCACGACAGAGGTGTTGCCGCCCGAACAGAACAGAGTCAGACACCGACCGAAGACGGCATCGAGCTTGCCCTGCGTACGAGTCAGACTCGTGGACGATCCATCGAACGTGGTGGGGAAGTCAGCCGACGTGAAGGTCTGACCAGCAGTGGTGATAGCCTTGGCAGCCAAGATGCCGTCGGCATCGAGCGTAGCCGGGGCACCGAGAGATGCGTACATCTGTTCGTTGTTGATGTCCGCAGAGAACTGCATCAACGGGACGTAGGTGTTGATGTTACGCGGGTAGTTGTCAGCCTGACGCTTAACCATCTTGTATCTCCTGTATCCAGGGGTTCAGACCTGGAAGTGATTCCTCACTGAGCTGTGTGGGCGGGACGGCGGCCGTTACGCTGATTGAGCGACTCAGTACGAGCCTTCAACGACACGGACGACGGGTTGGGCTGCTCATCTCCACTCTCCATATCAACTAGGGGAGCGAGTTCGGACAGACCGAGCTGCTTAAGACGCTTCAGAGTAGAGACACGAATCGACGCACCGCGTGGGAAGTAGACCATGTAGCCAGCAGGCTCTTCAATCTCTTTGAAGGTGATGCCAGCATCGGTCTTCTCCGCCACGCGACGAGTCCTCGTGCCTTCAAGCAGCTCAACCTCATACTTCGGTAGAACGTTTGCAGGCACGACTCACCTCACTCGTTAATCAAGACGCCGTGAGTACGGAACGCCTTCCACATGCACCACTGTCCCTGCCACACGGTCCGGCGACCAATGGCATCGACGTTCCACGGCGACACGAGTTCCTTCACCTTCATGTTGACATGACGGAGGATGTGCAGGCGGAGGTACGTCGAGTTGATGAAGTACGCATAGTTGACGGGGCAGTCCTCATCGTACATCATCGTGGTGTTCTGATGCTTCACACCAGAGAAGCCCAGATCCATCATCTTCTTGCCGCTGTTCGACTCGCCCATGTTGATGACAACCTTGTCACGCACGGCAGTACGATAGTGGCGATAGATGTTACGTCCACACAGGATCACGTCAGGCTTGTCACCCTTCATGGTCATGTCGAGGAGGATGTCGTCAAACGCCTCTTCGATGTTGGTGTTGTCGAGGTTGCCGTTGAAGTCGTAGCTCGACGGACGCCACTGAGTCTCAGCAACACGCGAGATGTTGCCGACAGAACCAGTCGTCGGATCATCAGGGATCAGAAGGGCGAGGCCGTTCGGATCAGTACCAGCGCCACTCGCGTAGAGGTAGCCACTGAACTTGTCCTTGATGCTCTCTTCGAGCACCTGCATCTTCGCCTTCATCAACTTGAAGATCTGTGCCTGACCACGGTTCTCATCCTGCTCCTGATCAGAGATGATGACAGTGCCAGCGACACGCGACCAGTTGTACGTGACGGTATCGAACTCGTTCGTCTGCTGAACGGGGACTTCATCGTAGTACTGGTAGGAGGCGACGTTGGGGTTGCGCCCAAGCGTCAGCGGGTTCGTGATCTCGTGACCACCATCCTCGAACTCCACTCGCCCGTTCGCAAACGCCCACGCCATGAGAGCGTTGGACTTCACAGAAGCAAGGATCAGCTTCTTGCGCGAACGAGTCAGTGTGGAGTTGAGGACGGTTTCCATAGGTGTGGAAGCCATAACTCATCTTCTCCTAGTTGCGATATCCAGCCTCGGCCATCGACTCTCTGATGATGTCATCAATCGAAGATGTGGCCGACATGGATGTCTCGTTGTTCTGAACATTCGACTGAACACGGCGTCCAGTGGGTACGTTCTGAGTGCGTTGACCTGCGGCTCCATTCGCCTTCGCCTCTTTTGCAAGGCGCATGTGCTCCTGGAGCGGAACATTCCAATCAAGCTGATGTTCTCTGTAGAACGCTTGCAGCTTGTAATACGCACCATCCAACGAGAGGTTCTTGTCTTCGCCTAGGAGGTGGGCTATGGCATCAACGTGCATTGGTGCATCAGCGTGAGTGGAAGTGAACGACTCCCATGTCCTCTGTGCTTCACTGCGCGCTGCTGTCTGTTGTTCGTTCTGTTGTCTTGCATCAGTGAAGGGCTTCATGTGTTCAGCGATCATGTTTTTGATCGCGTTGACATCAGTCCCTTGACCGATACCTTCTATATTAAGGCCCTGAGACTGAGCCAAAGTCAACAGGTTCTTGATCGTAGCAACGGGATCATCCATCCAGGACTTGACAAGGCGAGCCCCGGTCGTGACCTGTTCAGGAGACAGACCGAGCTGGGTTCCAACACCACCAGATGTTTCGAACGCAGACAGTCGAGCCTGAGCAGCGGTGAGATCACGAGAGGCGTTGTCTGCCCTCAGCTTCTCCTTCTGGAAGTTCTCGTAGTGACGACGTTCATTGCCTCCCTTGGCGATTACTTGTCCGGTTTGTGGATCAAGAAGATCCTGGGGACCACGAGGGGCTGACTTGGCTGGTTGAATCGGTTTGCCATTACCGTCAAGGCGAGGAGCTTGCTTCCCTTTGTCGCTCGCAACCCTCTCAGCTTGGTTGCGCGGCGGCGGAGAGCCTCCGTCCGTAAGTTCATCATGGGGCTGCTGTTGCCCATCCTGACCTTCATTGCCGTCTCCTGCGTCATCATCGAGTCCCTCTACCTGAGAGAGGATGTCATCATCGATACCACTTCCACTCGGCTCCCGAGGATCGAAGCAGCAACGATCAGTGAACTGGTTGCGGAGAAACATTGGATTGCCCTTTCATAGCCTGCGCGGTGTGCATCGCCTTCATGAGTGCTGCGCGCGGATCAGCCCCACCTTGTATCTCTTGTGCTGCCTGAGCCTTCAGTTGCGTAGGCAGTGCCGCAAGGAGTTGTTGCAGTTGGTCAGTCTGCCCACCACCACCATCAGGCCCAGCGGGAGGAGCACCACCAGTAGGAACAGCCCCAGCGTCAGACTGTACACCACCAGGAGCAGCAGGAGCACCAGGAGTAGCAGGTGCACCATCCACCGCCGGGCCTGGGATCGCCGCAGCGATCTTGTCCCAGTCCTCTTTGTCAATCGTCACCTCATCGAATGCTTGAGACAACATCTTCAGCATGATCTTGAGTACGACGGGTCCGGCTGGCGTACGAACGAACTGCCCCAACACCTGACCGAGTTTAATAGCCTCATCCTTCTTAGCTTTGCTAGTCTGCTTCTGTGCTGTGCCACCAATGACACGCGGACAGAAGGTCGTGCGAATCTCCTGAGCCTTCAGGTTGACCCAAGCAGTCGCAGGCACCTTACCAACGAGGTACGCAACTTGCTCAGGAGGCATGAACTGTAGACACAACTGAGCGATGCCCCAACCAATGACACCAACCCAGTCTTCAATGGAGTCAGCCTTCTCTTCGATGCGCATGTTGGCTGCGCCGACGTTGGCTTCAACCGCATCATTCGTGGTGTTCGTCTTGAACTGCTCACCACGCATGGCCTCACTGACCGATGAGATGCGGTCGATGGCTTGGTAGTGACCTTGCTTGTCCCACAGCTCCTTGTAGTTCATCGATGGAGGCACGATGGATGTGAACAGCTCAGTGATCTTCATCCCATCAGGGACACGGATACCACGTGCTGTGCCGTCTGCGCCCTTGAGCAGCGACTCCACGTCCTGTTGAGACAGGCCCTTCGTGTTGTCGAACACGATGTTGCGTCGTGCCCACGAACGAGCTGTCTTCTGTTCAGACACGATCTCGTTGATGCCATCCTGTTGATCGAGGTAGTAGCTCACCTCTCCCTTCGTGGCCGGTCCTTCAGGAGACTCGTAGAACGTGAGCGGGAACGCGGGGAAGAACCCTTCCAACCCCAATGGATCATCCCACACCCACAGCGGCCACGACCAGTCCTTGCTATTGAACATGAGCAAGCGACGAGTCACCTTGTCCCACACGTACGAGACTGAGGTGTACTGTGAACGACGGTACGACTCCTCATCATCGTAGCCAGCGTCCTTCATCGTGGAGATGGCGCTGTTCTCTTCGAACATGGAGTAGTCGAGAGGAGACGAACCGTCTGTGGCTTCTTCTGACTGGCCCACCTTCATGGTGTGTGTCGGTTTGTACAACGACTGTACAGAGGCGTCGTCCTTGTTCTTCTGTCCGAACCTCGCTTGGATGTACGAGGTGGGTAGCATGTCATCGATGATGATCCAGTTGGCATCGGACAGGTCGATCTCCGACGCATTGGGATCGACGTGGACACACTCAGGACGACGATAGCGAGCAAACGGCCCAGCAGGCTGGAGAATGTCGAGCTGATCCTCCAACGCCATGATCTTGCCTTCGACCTCTTCGATCTCCTGCTTGGTCTTACACTTGTCGAGTTCATCTGATAGCTTCTTGAGATCCTCAAGTGCCTTCTCCGAACTGTCATCCTTGAACGTCCAGCCGATCTCGATCCACGACCTGTTGCATAACAACGTGGTGACAACCGCACGCTTCGCCTTGGGCTTCAGGTTGATGCCCGGTGCGTACCGCTTGGCGAACAGCTCGTTCACTAGCTTCTCACAGCACCGTGCTAGGTCTTGCATCTCATCATTGAACACACTGAACTCAACCTGTGGGTTCTTGGAGTACAGCATTGGTGTGATCGTGGTGA